TACCTGTGATACCGGCACCACCAACTACTTGTAATGCACCACTGTTTGTACCGTTACTTGCAACACCAGAGTTGGCCAACAAGTTACCAAATGTACCAGTACCTTGACCTGCAATACTACCTGTAACACTAAAGCTACCACCAGTGTCTGTGGTTAGGGTCATTGAGCCAGAGCTTGCGCTAATTGTGGCACTACCAATGTAAATTGTGTTACCGCTTAGGTACAAGGATGCAAATCGCTGTGTTGCACTACCCAGGTTATAGGTAACGTTAGCTGTTGGTATAATGTTACCACCAACTGTTACGTTACCACCAACGTTTAAGTTACCACTGATACCTGTACCACCAACAACTACCAAAGCACCAGTTGTTACGCTTGTACTAGATACCCCACTAGCGGCAACAATGTTACCTGTAGCAGTAATTGTGTTACCGACTGTTAAAATAGTACCAACGTTGGCACCACCGTTAACTTGTAGTGTGTTGGTTGTACTGTTTGTAAAGATTAAGTTATTAGCACTTAAAACGTTACCTAAGTAAATTGGCTGTAAGTTACCTGACCAGAATACACCGCTGTTGGTATATAAACTTGTACTCCAAATGTTACCAGCCCATACGTTGCCAGTAACACCAACACCGCCCACTACTTGGAATGCACCGCTGGTAGTATTGGCACTATTAATACCCGAGTTAGAAACAACGGTATTGTTACCAATATAATAAATCAAGTTAGCGGCCGCTAGCGCACCACCTTGGTTGTACTGAATTTGTCCAGAAGCACCAGTTGGGTTACCGCCTGTACTACCTACGTTGATAACGTTGTTGTTACCTGCCCAGTATAAGCCGCTTACTGTATAAAACGCATTGGCATAAATGTTGCCCTGTGCGCCCATACCACCTGCAATAGTTAATGCACCTGTAGTGGTATTAATGCTGGTTGTTGCGCCGCTGATAACTAGGTTAGAATCAACCGTTGCATTACCATATATTCGTGTTCCGCCTAAGAGTTTTGCCATACTGTATTTATCGCCTTTTATAATCCGTATCTACGGCGCAATGCATTGAAGTTTTGTTGTACTTCATCTGGGGTTAATGCACGGTTATATTGTTTGTAAGCGGAAAAATTTCCATTAAAACTTGTCATTCCACTTTCGTTTGTGCCAAGATAGTATCCTCTACCAGTAGGAATAACAAAAGTACCCGTAGTTGAAGTTAATACTGTTCCGTTATAATAAACTTTACAGGTTGTTCCATCATAGGTTACCACAGTTTGATACCATTGGTTCAATAAAATTGGGTATGAGGGCGTAGATGTGCTAAAACTACCCCCGCTTTGATTAGTCCAAAATATCGGACAACCTGTGGTATCAGTGGACAATGCACTAGGCGTAGCTACACCAAATCTAAATCCTGACACATTATAATTTTCTCTGTGAGAAATTTTATTACTATACTGACTGCTTGCATTAAAACTAGTGTGTAGTAACCAAGCTTCTATAGTAAAAGTACCTGTATCCAGGGTTGGTAAAGATCCCGTCGACGACGCAAAACCTCGCAAGGTTGTGTTGTTCATATTGAATGATGGTGGCGCTACATTGAATGTTGATGGAGATCCAATCGTGTCTGTTCCAAAATTAATACCGCTGGACATATCGTACCAGGTTGCGCCTGTACCAGGGTAGCTTGCTGGTTGAGCGGCATCAAGCCATAATACTAAACTGTTGTCAACTACTGGTGCACCTGTGTATTCATCGTACACACCCTGTATATAGTATGATCCAGTACTATCAATTTTTCTCACTGTACTTGAAGCAATTAATGTATTAGCGGCAGTAACACCTTGATAGATTGTAGGTGCAGATGAAGCTTCTAGCTGAGCGCCCCAAACATAAAAACCTTGTCCTACTGGTATATTTCCTGTATCGAGACCATATTTGAACTGTGGGTAGTCAGATGCTGTTTTACTAAATGTATAGTAAACTCTGTACCAACCGTTACCAACAGATGATATTCCTCCGGTCATTGTTAACGCAGGATCTGTTGGTATTATACCGGTTACTGTTCCTGCAGATAAATCAAAATTTATAGTGTTGTTATATCCAGTAGTATACATTACCATACTACCTGAAGTTCTTTCTGCCGCTTTGAAATATGTACTATAGGTGTAGGCTGTATTTGGATTAATAGTAATAGCACCTCTGAAGTAACTATAGTAAGTTGAAACGGCATTATTACTAGCAAATTTTCCAGCTGTTAAAGTACCATCTGGTGCTGTGGTTACATTACCAGTTATAATAACACTATTAGCATATTGCTGATAGTTAGCCCAGGCAGAATTTGTAAAATCTTGAGAGTAGGATAATAAATTTTTAATTGCAGATGAACTAGCCGTCGGATTATAGGTAACTTCATCAAACAAACTTGATGTTATAGTATTTGCAGTCTGTCTAGTTGGGTTAGCAATATTGGCTAACTGTTTTAATCCATAACGTGGTGCTAATGCATTATAATTTTGTTGTGCCTCGGCTGCCGTTAGCGCACGATTGTATATCATAACTTGTCCAATACTTCCGGCTAAAAAATTGCCACCGCCGTATTGTGCAATGTCTACCCTACCAGTTCCGCCTACTGCTACGTTTGTGGGATTCGCCCCAGTACTTACATAAGTAGAATCTAGTACCCCATTCACATAAAGCGCCATACCGGTCGCTGTATTAAAGGTAACACAAGCATGATACCAGGTGTTCAAGTTGAATGTTGTTACAGATGTAAATGCACCAAAACTAGACCAGGAACTGTGTCCGTTTTGTAGTTTTGTTCCACCACCAAAATAACTGAACTGGCTATCGCCACTGACTACGTTGTTATTGGTTCCATAACTAGATAGTTTGAACCAAAAAGATTTAGTATAGGCTGTTTGACCCAGTGGTGTTCCGCTACCGTTGCCGTACTGTGTGGTACCATTAAATACTTCTGCACCGCCGCCGTCAGTTGAATTAAAAGTAGGAGAGCCGACTAGTGTAACGTTTGCTGTTCGCCCAGGACTGAGATCGTATACTGTTGTGCCCGATCCTGTATAACTAGATGTTTGTCCAAAGTCTAACCACATGGTCAAACTGCTATCGACTACAGGTGCACCGGTAAATTCATCTATTGTACCATTTACTAGTAACGTGCCAGTGTTGGTTAATCTACTTGCTATAGTTGCCATAGATTATCCAAATATAGTGTCGATACTGTTGGTCGCAGAATTGTAGGTTGTATATACTACACTGGTTGTATTACCACTATAGGTAAAGCCAACTCTGGTGTTAGTATAAATGTTACCACCTGTTACGTTGCCGTAAGTGTTGCCGTAGAAGCTACCTGTAATATTACCGCTTACGTTTAAGTTACCACCAACGTTTAAGTTACCACCTACGCCAATGCCACCTGCGGTAATAATAGCACCGGTGTTGGCATTATAACTTGGAGTTGGAACTACATAGGTTGTAGTAAGAGTACCAGTTACACCTGTTGCGGCAGTTAAAATTGGTTGTCCACTGTTGAACGCCGATCCACCCGGTGTAGTAGACACCGTTATTGACGTTGTAGTTGCTCCCGACAATACATAGTAAGGTGTGTTGCCAGTAAAGCTACCAAACGATCCGCTGAATACAACCACGCTGTTTGCCACAGGAGCAAATGGTGTAGTAGCAAATGACAAGTTTGTATTTTGATAGGTAATGCTGGTAATTACGTTAACGTTGCTTTGTGTAGACAAGCCGTTAACAAATACGTTACCACCAAAATAACTTTCACCGTTGGCAATTAAGTTAGCACCGGCATAAACGTTACCACCAATGTTAGCACTATTGAAAACACGCAATTGGCCACTTAACAAGAATCCTTGATATGTTGGCAAATATGCGGCTACGTTAGCGTTACCATAGTTGCTGGTAATAAACGGAGCACCATTGGACCAGAAGTAACCGCCAGCTAATACGTTAGCGGCACTTACGTTACCACTTAGGCCGTTAGCGTTAGAAACAAAAATATTACCAGCTTGTAAGTTGCCAGTAAAGTTAGGCATAAAGTAACGATAAGCATAGCCTGCCATATCAGTGTTACCGTACAAGCTAGCACCATTACCTGCCCAATAGTAAGAAGTAGATGTGACGTTAGCGGCAAGAATGTTACCTGCGTAGGTTGGTAAGTAACCGGCTACGTTAGCATTAGCATAACTAGTAAAGCCAGCTGTAAAGCTAGCACCGTTGGCATAGTAAACACCATTGGCTGTAATAATATTACCTAAGTTGGCTGTTACTGTAGTTGCGCCGCTAGTTAAGTAAGTTGCGGCAGCCGCGTTACTATAACCATAAACTTGACCGTTACCTGCCCAGAAGAAACCACTTGTGGTTGCAACTGCTTGGCCTGTTACAATGTTACCTGCCGAGTAAATACCGCCATAAGGTACAGTAATAGCACCAACGGTTGAACCAAAACCAGGTACTGTATTTGCGTTGGCTGTTACGTTACCTTGAACTAAATCTGTTAAGGTAACAATTTCTTGGTTAGTGTAAGTGATGTTTTGTACTGTTAAGTTACCAGTAATAAGGGCATTACCTAAACGAACGTTGGCCAACTGACCACTTTGTAAATAGTTTTGAACGTTAATGTTACCATAACCATATGGTAAACCGTTGGCAGTCCAGTATATACCGGCACCGTTGTTGATGTTGATATTACCAGGAACACCCTGTGTTAAGTATGCGGCTACGTTACTGTTACTATAAACAGCAATACCGCTAATGACGCTGGTTGCAAAACTTACACCGTTTGGCCAGAACACACCATTATTACTAATAATGATGTTAGAATAAATGTTGCCTCCAGTGACCAAGTTGCCGGTTATATATACGTTACTTGTTGCACTACCAACGTTGATGTTGCTGGTAATGTTAGAAGTATATAGGTTAACGTTTGCGGCAGTATTGTTAGTAATTGTAGTTGATATTAAGTTACCAACAATGTTTGCATTACCGCCAACATATATGTCACGACCAACACCAATGCCACCATATGGTACAATGATAGCGCCAGTGACAGCATTACCACTTGTGGCATTACTGTTAGCAACAACGTTACCATTTAAGATTGTTCCGTTACCAACTGATAAATTAATTAAGTTACCAAACTGTATAATGTTACCTTGGATCGGAGTTTGAACTGCACCCCATAATCCACCAACAAAGTTTGTAGCAGTTAAGTTACCTGTACTTGGTTGATATTGATAAACTGTAGATGTACTTAAAACAGAGTTACCAGTTTGTACGTTACTGAACGTTGGGTAGAACACACCCGAACTAACACTAGGGTTAATCTGACTTTGAATCGATACGTTGGCAGTTTGCGCTGTACCTGCTAATTGACTAGCCGCAACGTTTGTAATGCCCGAACCATCACCAATCAGTCGAGCACCAAGGTTACCAATAAAGGCCGCATTAACGTTGCCAGCAATAAGATTACCACTACCGTTGGCAATGGTCACGTTACCATATGGGTCAAAGGTTGTTGTAAAACCACCTGATGTAATTGTTACGTTGGTATATGTACCAACTAAGTTACCACCAACAAAGATATTACCTGCAACACCCAAACCGCCATAAGGCACAATGATAGCGCCAGTGTTACTGCTGGTTGTTGGAGTTGCGGCATTGGCAATAATGTTGCTGGTAAAGAAACTGCCAGATCCATAAGTGACACCATTGGCCCAGAACACACCGTTGGTAGTAATAATGTTACCAAGGTTGGCTGTAACTCCAGTGGCACCACTTGTCAAGTATGCCTGTGCATTAGCATTTGAGTAAGTACTCAAGGTGGCTGTAATACTTGAGCCGTAGCTGACACCGTTGGCCCAATATAGACCGTTAGTTGTTGTAATATTACCAAATGTACCTTGTGCGCCTGTATTACCAATTGTAGCGGCTGTAACTGTAGTAGCAGTAATAGTGTTTGCGTACTCTGTATTGTTTACTGTTTCGTAGTTGATTGTGGTAATGTTACCGGTAACTGCCAAATTACCAACTGTGACATTGCCCGGAAAGTTTACGTTATTAGTACCGTTGGTAACTGTTTGAAATGTTATGCCGCCAGGACCTTTAAGATTTATCGGAATGCCAGTGGCAAGGTCGTTATCAAAATAGAAACTACCCGATGCCGCATTCAACAAGAAGTTGCCACCGTTATCTACTCGCACTTCGCCGTAAGAAGTGCCACCAAAAGTAAATCCAATAGAAGTTTGCCCACCAGTGGGGTTAGCCAGCGTCAAGTGACTGCCGCTTTGAACTACAGAACTGTTGTTAACGGAAACTGTTGTGTTGGCTAGTGTTGTACTACCGCCAACATACAAGTTCCCTGCAATGTTGGCATAACCGGCTACTGATAGATTGCCGCCTGCTCCTACGTTGCCACTAAAATAACTTGCACCAGTTACACCTAAACCGTTACTGACTACTAAACTCTGTCCTGTTGCCTGTGTGCTACTTGGTGTACCGGCCTGTACAGTAGTAATGATACTGTTATTGATACTGGTATAAACACCACCACCACTAGGTGCGTTTAAGTTTAATGCGGCACCGTTAGTAGCTAAGGCATAGTTTTGTGCCGATGGTACAATATTAGTATTGTAAATTGCGGCACTAGTACCGCCAACTAAAGTTTGGAATATTAATCCACCTTGGCCGGAACCAAACTGCATAGTTCCTGTGGCTTGTATGTTACCACCAACGATTGCATTACCGGCAATGCCCGCGCCACCTGCAACAACCAAGGCACCTGTTGTTGTGTTTGTGCTTGTGGTAGTAGCGGCTACCACTACGTTGCTTGAACCACTGCCTAATGTAACCGATCCATTTGATACAAAGGCTGTGCCAGTTGTAGCAATAGTGCCACCAGTTGGATTATAGAAACCGTATTGGGCACCTTGGAATTTGATACTCGGTGCGGCAAATGTACCAGCTGGTGCATCTAGGTTAGATGAAACTACTGTTGTACTAATACCACTGCCCGGGAAGCTCCACGCCGATCCGTAAGTCTTGGTGAATATTCCATCACCTAAAACAATACTACCAGTGTTACCTGTTGTAGCAATACCATTATTAAGTACTAATGTTGTACCAGTGCTATAAATTACACCTTGTGTTGCTATACCACCCAACGAAACAATAGCGCCAGTTACGTTACTGGTACTTGCTGTGGTTGCACTGATTACCAAGTTACCTTGTACTGTTTCAGAAGTACTAATAACTTCTCTATTGGTGTAGATAATATTAGCGACTGTTAAATTACCAGAAACCGTTATGTTACCAGCACTGATGTTACCTGTGTTGTTTAATAGATATGCGGCTACGCTAGCATTTGAATATGCTGTAAAGACGTATGGTGCACCGTTGGCATAAAATAAATTGTTAGTTAATACGTTACCGGCTGTTACATTGCCAACTGCGTTGACGTTACCGTTAACGTTGATATCCCCACCAACACCTAATCCGCCTGCGCCAGAAACAACCAATGCTCCAGTTGTTGCACTAGTACTAATTGTTCCTGAACCTGCAACTAAGTTACCGCTGATTACTGCTTTTTGCCAAACAGCTAAACTACCACCAATCCAAGTGCCACCAGCTACTTGTAATGCGCCAGTGTATTGACCAAATACTGGAGTTGTTGATGTAATAACAACGTTACCGCCTGCTGAAATATTATTCCAACTTTGTGTTGAATTACCTAAGTTGTAGATTACATTGGATCCGGGTAACAGGTTACCATAAACTGTAATATCGGGACTACCAAGGTTGATATTACCAATGTTACCAGTATAAGCTGGCAATGGCTGTGCAACGACCGTCCATGTATTGTAAGTGGAGTTGTACTGATAAGTAACTCCATTTACTGTTGTGGTTTGTCCATTAGACGGGGTTAAGGGAAATGCCATATTCTATTATCCTAAAAAGGCCACTGACCAGTTATCGTTGCCATCAAAGTTGATTGAGCCAGAAAGAACTCTAAATTGTAAACTATCGCCCACTGCCATCTTAACAATGGTACTACCACCAGTGTGGTTCATAGAAGTATTAGTTCCGTACTCAATCATGATTACATTTTTATTACCACCGTTATAATTTTGCTGTACCACTGCTTGAAGGATACCACTGTTAGTATTACTACTGGTTCTTGTTACCAAACATACTTGATACAATCCAGCTATTGGCGCTGTAAAGAACCCAGTAGTTGTATTTAGGTATCCACCTTGATTGAAATCAACTGTAAAATTACTACTGGTTACGTTGGCTGTTGCGGCAATAGGGGTTCCACCACTACCAATAACACGGAACGCTGGAATGTTTGGTTGACTAACTCCGCCAAGACCGCTAACTACAGCGTTACCACTGATAATGGCATTAGAGGCTATCACATTAGCAGTTGACGACACGTTACCGTAAACAGTTAGCTGGTTGGTGTTACCGTCTAAGTTCATACGAGTAACGCCAGGAGTAAACCAACGGAACTGACCGTTGTAGTTATCTATCTCCCAGTTTTGTGTGGTATTACCGTTAAAGAATCCAATACGTGGGGTTGGAGTTCCTGAACCAGTATTGCCAACAAACACGCCCGATCTTGTGTCATTTTCGTTGAATACACCAGCAAAATAGCCCGACCCTGCTAGCAATGTCAAGTTACCGGCCATTTGTACTGTACCGCTTGCCGCACCCATAAAGATTGTAGTCGAGGCATTACCAAAGTTCATCTGGCTAATAGTGGTTGGTATTAGGTTAAACGGACTTACCTGTGCGTTAATTTGATTGAATGCACCTGTCGGTGCAGCCAGGATGCCACTGCTACTATTGTAGAAAAAGTTGGTACTTGAACCTAATTGTGTGTTACCTGTGTAGTTACCAATGTTACCATAGGGAATATAATATACACCACCTGGGAATCCGCCACCTGCCACAGTAACATAACTGGCCACGTTGGCATTAGAGTTAGTTGTGGTTGTAATAATTGATGAGTTGCTGGTCACTGACGGTGCAAAAACATTTAACCAGTAACTGCTTGTTGAATCTTGTGTGTAACGATAGATAGCATCTGTTGTGCTGTTGTACCATACGTCGCCCGGTACCGGGTTAGCCGGAGGAGTTGCGCTGGTTGTTGAACGCACACCACCACCAACAATGTTACCAGTTGTGGTAATGTTAGCGGTTGAAACTAACGAAACGTTTGAACTGAAGAAACTGATGTTGGCACCAGCAAGTACACCATTGTTGTTATACTGTAGTTGACCGTTAAGGCCGGATACGCTTGCTGTACCAGTTGAGAATGGAGTACCGTTTGAAAAATACAAACCAGTACCAACAATGATACTGTTGGCTTGTACGTTACCACTGTAAATACCAGTGTTGGCCAAAATGTAACTGACGTTTGAAATATTACCACTTATACCAACTGTGGTAATGTTACCAGCTTGTAAGTTACCGGTGTTTGTTACTAGATAAGCGGCTACGTTGGCATTTGAGTATACGCTCTGCGCGGCAATAATACTGGCACCATAACTGGCACCGTTGGGCCAATAGAATCCATTGGCTGTGATATTACCGGCTGTTATGTTAGCCCAAGAAATTGGGTTGATATTTGCTGTATTTGCACCAGAATCATTGGTTGATGCAAATGTAAAACTTTGTAGTGATTCGTTCCAGTATAAGGCTACGTTTGCTACAGAGTTAACACCGTCGGCACGATTGAATATGAAACCTACGTCAACGTTGGCCTGGGTTGCCGCAGAGTTAATAACCGTCATCGAATCGGTTAAATTAACTACGTTAGTTATCAGTTGCCCTAGGCGCGGTCTAGTTAATGCCATATGTTATTCACCATTTGTAGTATTTATCACAAAACAATAAAGGGCCCTTTTGGGCCCTTTATGATGTTACTAAAATCAACTAAAAGTTATTAAATTGTTTGATAAACTTTTCTAACTCTTACTTGGTTACCAGCGTTTGTTGCTGTAAAGTTTAGAATTGCGTTACCACCGCTTACTGTAGCAGTTAGCGCACCTGTACTTGAACCCATTGTTGCGCTGTTGATTACTACTAGGTTAGCAGTTGCGCCGTTGTGTATCAACAATGCATCAAATACTTGATAATTTGAAGTACCGTTGGTAACTTGTACTGTGTATTGTGCTGAACGATATGTGGCAGTAGCAAAGCTGTCAATCTGCGTAGCAGAACCAGAACTTGCTACGCTTACGTTAGCAACAGACCAAACTTCAGCACCGGCAGTATTGTAAGTTGTTGTGATTGTTGGAGTAACTGTGCCGGTTGCAATATACAATCCGTTGTTGTCAATACTTACTTGCATTGCACCGTTAGTACTTGACAAGCTAGTTACTGTTTGTGTTGTAGTTAAAATACGTACATCAATAACGTCAGTTGAAGCAGGAGCTTCAGTAAATGTCAATACCGTACCACTTGTTACAGAGTAAGCTAGTGTTGGGATCTGTACCACACCGTTGATACTTACGATTGTACCAGCAGTTGTTGTGCTTTGACTTAGTCCCCAAACAGTTTGTACACCGTTACCTGTAAACTGTTGGTCAGTTGCAATGGTAATTACGTTAGTTTGTGCTGTTTGCCATGCAGTACCGTTGTACCACTCTAGGAACCCGTTATCTTTGTTATAACGCATCATACCAGCTACCGCAGTACCATAACCGCTAGTACCCGGACGCTGTGCTTGTGTACCAACTGGTACTAACATTGCATCAGTTGAGTTAATTTGTAACTTAGCACCAACTACTAGTGTTGATGTTGTAGCTGAGTTACCAATGATAACTTGGTCGTATGTTGCGCTTGGACGTGCCCAAATCAATGTAGCATCGTTGACACCTTTGGTAATAACGTCATTACCGGCTGTACCGCTACCGTTGAATATTGCGGCACTACCATGATACACGTTACCTGTAATACTAGCACCACCCCAAACCTGGAATGCGCCTGTGTTAGCTGTTAAGTTATTGTTAGTTGGTAATTTTAATGTAAAGTTACCACTTGTTGCAGTATTACCATGGAAGCGAGCCACTTCGGCTGAGCTTACAAAACCGCCTACACCAATAACAATATCGTTGTAACTACCAGTACCACCAGTGGCCATAACCAAGTTACCACCAACTGATGTATTGGCTCCACTTGCAAACAGGTAACCGTCGTTTGATTTGGTAATTGTATAGTTAACGTCACTGAACGCATCACCAGTGAAGCCCATATCCATCCAACCTTGGTCACCCACTGACAAGTTATAGTTGTTTGGATAAGCAATAAAATCACTTGAACCAGTATTTGTTGCGTTAATTAAAGCGTCTTGTGTATATTGTACACCAGCACCAGTTATACTTGTGCCACGTTTAACAGCGATTGCACTTGTTAATGGAGTTGACTGTGCTAGCGAACCAATAAACATCTGACCCGCTGAGTTGATATTACCAAGTACTGCTATACCACCGTTGGCAATTACCAATGCGCCGGTTGTGTTATTGTTTGTGTTGGTAGCGGCTGTTAATACTAGGTTACCGCCTAATGTACTGATACCGCCAACGTTCAATGCACCACCAATACCAGCACCACCTGTGCCAGTTAATACTAAAGCACCAGTTGTTGTGCTTGTGCTTGCTGTGGTAGAGTTACCAACAATGTTACCTGCATAGATAGCAGTACCTGTTGACACCACAGTAGTAAATGTTGCGGCTGCCGGAGTGGCATTACCAATAACTGTGTTATTAATACTACCGCCAGTGACTACTAAGTTTGGACTACCAAGGTTAGTAGCGTACTCAGTTGTTGTGTTTAATGTTGTAAATGTACCTAAGCTAGCATAAATGTTAGCAATTGGTGTGCCACTTGTACCAATATAAGTTTGGCTACCAGTAATAACAGCATTACCTGATGCCAAGTTAGTAAATGTTGCGTATGTGGCAGCAACGTTGCTTAACGCACTGATATAACCACCGCTGATTACAGCATTAGCAGTTGAAAGGTTGGTAATAGCAATAGTACCAAGGCTTGGAATAGTAATACCACTAATACTACCACCAGTAATTACAGCATTACCAGAACTAAAGTTAGTTGCTTGTAGTGTGGTAAATGTACCGCTAGTGATACCTGTAATACTACCACCAGTGATTAATACGTTTGGTGAGCTGAAGTTTGGTGCATATGAGCTTGCACCACCACCTGTACCAGTAACTGTAATACCTGGCAATGTTAATGTACCGCCAACATACAAGTTTCCACTTACACTACCATCACCGTATACTTGTAGCGTACCGGTATTAGCACTTAGACCACCTGTGGCTGTGCGAGCATTGGCTAAAATCATGGAACCAAATTTAGCACCACCGTATGCAGTACCAACGAACACGTTGGCTATGTCTGTTCCTGCGCCATACCACTCTAGATATCCAGTGTCGTTGGCACGACCCATGAATGCCGCACTATCAACACCGTTGTAATAGTGCATTTTGATACCAATATCAAATCCATCATTGGTTGTTAAAGGTGTCAAGTCGCTTGGTGTATGTAAGTTGATAATTGGATCGTTAACACTTAATGTGCTAGAACCAATGCTTACGCTATTACCTGTTACACTCAAGTTACCACTAATCGTTAAGTTACCTGTAATAGTCGATTTACCACCAACGTTTAAGTCGCCACCAATACCAACACCGCCTGCAACTACTAACGCACCAGTGTTGGCTGTTGTACTTGCTGTACTGGTACTTACATATAATTGGTTGCTTGCGCTTAGTGTTGTAAATGCGCCCGAGCTGGCTGTTGTTCCACCAATTGGAGTAGAGTTAACGCTACCACCTGTAATAACAGCGTTGGCAGTTGATAAACCAGTTGTGGCTGTAACATATTGTCCAGCTAATTGAACTAGACCTGTAATACTACCACCAGTAATCTGAGCATTGCCTGTTGAGAAGTTTGTACCTTGTAGTGTTACAAATGTACCACTAGTGTCACCAGTAATACTACCACCGGTAATTACAGCGTTGCCTGATGCTAAGTTTGTAAATGTTGCGTATGTTGCGGCTACGTTTGATAAAGCACTAATGTATCCGCCACTGATTACGGCGTTGGCTGTGTTCAATGAACCAAAGTAGCCAGTTGTAATGTTACCAGCCACTGCGTTAACAGCACCACCGGTGAATGTGCCACTTGCGATTGTAGCATTGGCCGCATATAAGTTTGTAAATGTACCGTAGGTGGCACCAATATTACTCAATGCACTGATGTAACCACCAGCAATTACAGCGTTGGCTGTATAGAAGTTTGTTACTGTATCGTATGTTGTACTTACGTTGGCTAAGCCAGTTAAGTAACCACCGGTTACTCGAACGTTTGGTGATCCAAAGTTTGCTGAGTAGACTGTAATAATGTTAGCACTTGTACCGCTCAATGCTGTAATGTTACCAGTGCTTGAATTTAGTGTAGCAAGGAATGCCGTGCCAGCGGCAATGTTTGCTAAGTTGTTTAAGTAACCACCGTTGATGAATACGTTTGGACTATAGAAACCAACTGCTACAGTTTCATATTGAGTGATAGCAGTTTGGATCTGTGCTGTGGTTGTATAAACACCAGCAACTGGAGTACCTGTTGTACCTACAAAACTTGTACCACCTGTGATTTGAGCATTACCAGTACTGAAGTTAGTACCAAATAAAGTTGTAAAGGAACCTGTGCTACCTGAGATTGGTGTATTGATAATACCGTTACTTGCTGTTAAGGTACCTGTGCTTAGAGTCAAGCTGTTGGCTGTTACGTTACCAATACGTAAGTTAGCAAAACCTGAGTTATTAATTGTGCCAGCAGTTGTTCCTGTTTCAACTGTAGCAATACCTTCAAACGCTTGATCTGATTCTTTCCAACCTAGGAAAGCGTTAACTGCGCCAAAGCCAGGCATGCTGGCCAAGTTGCGGTTCACCAACATACCAATGTCGTATGTTGCCGCGCCTGTGTATCCATTGTTGAATACAATCAATGGATCGTTAACGTATGTGTTTGTTGATTGGATTGTGGTTGTGTTACCACTGATACTCAAGTTACCAACAATAGTAACGTTGGAATTAAGTGTTAAATTTTGGTTAAACTGTCCACCAGTTAACGTATTATCCGCAATTTTTGCGTAGGTAATCGTTTTATCGGTAATCTGGTTATTTTGAATACGGGTAACGGCCATGCTCAGATCCTTGTTTATTTAGGTATACTGTTATTTATCGCTACAGAAATATTTCGGACCTAGGGATTTATATGCTGTATTCTGAACGTAGTGCGTTAAAATTTGTCAGCATTTCCGTAGAACTTAGGGCACGATTATATATCAAAATAGAGCCAATACTACCCTGGAACATACCGTCTCCGGCCCATTCACTACGTCCGATATAGCAATATTGACGAGTTACGTTTGCCGCTGTATATCCCATAGTTTGGCTGCCAGCGGCCGATCCATTTACGTATATAGTTCCTGTTGTGCCTGACATAGTTGCGCCAACATTATACCAGGTATTATAGGATAGTTGAGCAGTAGATTGAAACTGTGTACTATTACCACCATTGCCAACATAAAATCCAGGGTAGCCCGATGTACCGTAAGTTGACGCTAATAGTATAGAGTTATTGCCGGCTCCGTTACCAAAGTCAATAATACGTTGCCAGTAGTTGTAGGCAGATATTTTGATCCAGGTATTAATAGTAAAGTCGCCGTTAAAGTAAACACCATTTGGCACTTGTCCGTATTGCACCGATCCTACTGTACCCGGGCTAGGTGCTGTTCCTGCTCCAGAGAATACTAGACTGGTACCATCATAAGTAGGACTGTTGTACAGAGTGGCATTGTTGCCAAGGCCGCTTAGGTCATACCAGGTTGAACCTGTACCAGGATAACTGCTAGTTTGACGACCATCTAAATATAATATTTGATTTGAATTTACTACTGGTGGTGGAGGTGTGAATATAGGAGTAATTACAATGCCTGTACCAATTTTAATTCCTGTCCCAATGTTTAGTCCCATGCTAACTCCGGAACATTAGAATACGCCGCCAGATAGGGCTACACGTTTCCAGGTGTTGGTTGCAGTACAGATATAAATGTAGTTTGCATCATAGGCAATTTGTCCTGCGGTGCCTGTGCTAGTCGATGTTTTTGTTGTTAGAGGACTTGATAGTAATCCAGTTATGGTAATATTTCCTGTAACTGTTACATCTGTTGCAAAAGTGCCGTTGTTTGTTACTGCAACAGATAGATAACGAATATCTACTGAGTCAGTTGTTAACGGTGCTTCAACAAAAGTAATTTGTGTGCCTGGGCCATTGACTGTGTATGTGTTAGGGTTTTGTACCACACCGTTGATACTTACAAGTATACCAGCGGCATTGGTTGGATTGCTTAAATTGAATGTTTGGCTTGAGCCGTCACCGTTAAAAGTTTGATCGCTTACTGTGGTAGTTACCGGAATCCAAGCACTACCATTATAATATTCAACAATGTTGGTATTTTGATTGTAGCGAATATAACCAGCTACACCAGTTGGACGTTGTGATTGTGTACCACTTGGAATCAACAAAGCTGTGGTTGAGTTTACGTTAACTACTCCGCTAGTACCAGGAACAATATTAATAGTCCCTGTACCACCAATGATGTTGTTAGTGTTAACGTTACCAAATTGTACGCCAACAAAGTTGGTGGCAGTAATGTTACCTGTGGCAATTAAGGTAGTTAGGTTAGCCTGTGTGGTATATAGATTACCAGCAGTGATATTGGCTGTTACTGTCAGTCCTGTGATGGTTGCCGTATTAGCAACAAGTACATTGTTGTTGATGTAATTAACAGTTGCCAAGTTGGCATTAATAGTTGTAATGTTACCTGTTACAATAGTTGACAAGTTAGAAATTAAATTGCCAATATTGCCATTAGGTGATAACACGTTACCACTTGTAGTATTGCCAGCCACAGTTAAGTTAGTTAATGTACCAACTGTGGTAATTAATGTTTGTGTCGGAGTAATAACGTTACCAACAATGTTACCATAATGAGTTGCAATGACGTTGGCTACGGTTAGATTACCTGTGTTTGGATTATAGGTAATTGCAGTATTGTCAAATACCTGTGTGTTACCCGATGCTGTGTTACCAAACAATAGATTGTAATTGTAGTTGGTGCTAGAATTTGTTACGTTGGTATACAGACTAACGTTGGCAGTATTAACTGTACCTGTGATAACTGCGGCGCTGTTGGAAATACCATACAAACCAGTATAAGCATAACCCACCACATATAAAACTTTTGTTGGATTAGCAGTAACCACACTAGGAATATTGTCTGGAAAGTTTACAGTTCCAGCATCGTAGTCAAAGAACCAACTGTCGTTGTTGCCTGTACCATCTGGGAATAACTGTGTGCCAGTTGACTGTGGTGTAGTACTAGTGCTGGTATCAAGATAAATTTTAACCTGATAGTTGGAATTAAAACTTGGGTCAATCCAATTGGTAATACCAGTTTTCCAAGTTACAGATGTTGGACTAGTTGCATCTGCTGTAGTTTTTACGCTGTTGGTTGTAGCATCACTGTAGACTGTTACTACACCCCCAGAACTGCCAGGCGGCGTTGCAGGAATACTACCTGACTGAATCCAAATATTGTCGCCCCTAATAGTAAGAGGGCTAGCCACTGTTTCGTTGGATGGCGATTTCACTGTCGCGTTGGCAGACTTGGCTACGCTATAACCAATTTTCTTAAAGAGATAATCTACTTGGTTAGTTTGTGAAATTGGCATTAACGGCTCGCTGTGTTAATCTGTAACGCTGTGACTGTTTGTCCTGACGTTAACTTAATTCTAATATAAATTTCGTTACTTGTACTAGCAGTACTACTTAATGTACCAAATGTACATGTATAGGTTGAACCTGTAATTTGTGTATTTAATGGTAAGTTACCCGACAATGCACAACCAGCTGATCCGTTACCACCGCTGCCTGTTCCAGGTGCACCTGCTCCAGCATAGGCCACGTTCATATTTAACCAACCTTTAGTTGGGCTAGCATAGCTTACATCTGTTACTCCTGGTAATGCTACCCATACACCAGCAACACCTGAACTACCTGTGGTTAACTGTATGTCAAACTTACTGACTGTTGTACGTTGGAATTTGAATGTAAAGTATTGTGCAGATCCTTGTCCACTTAGATTAGGACCAACTGGCAAGTATCCCGATGAATAATTTGTTTGATCGAACTTAAGAACAGCACCAACAATAGTAGCATCTGTTGTATAAAATGTACCTGTTTGGCTATTGAATGCACCTTCGCTACCTGAATAGGTAGGATTGTCTGCGGCTGTGCCGGCATCAGGATTAACAATACGAGCTCCGTTAGAGCTATATCCACCACCTAAGCTACCGCTGACTGGAATAGCTGTTTCTTCCATTGAGTTACTGGTTCCAGTTTTGTACAGTACTGTACCGCCTGTTGTAACAGCACCGGTACCACCCGAGGCATAGGTGTTGTTAAAAGTTAAACTTGGACCCGATGCACTTGCACCAAATCCGCTGTTTATACTAACTGGTGTTTCAAAATAACTGCTGGTTAGATAGTTGCGACTTAATGGAGTTGTCAGTGCAGGAACAAAACTTGTATAACCCGGTACTGTTGGTGTTGCAAATGCTCCGCCTGCACTAGTAGTAAACGGAGACGAACTGTATAGGTCTCCACTTAAATTTGTCAAGTTGCCTTTAATTCTAAAAGTTGTACTGTTGGTAAAATGCGGAATAGTACTTGAATAGATTACTGAATTACTTACTAAAGAAATGCTAGTGTTAGCAAATGTTGGAGTTCCTGGTGTACTAGAATCATAATACCAATAAGCATCGTTAGTAGCAGTCCCTGTTCCGCTGTCGTATATACGAACACGGTTCCATCCTGGGGGTACTCCGCTAGTGGCAGTAGCATAAGTTGAAAATACTGACCAGAAGCCGGCTGTTACGCTAGATACCACATTGTGATAATCTTGAACGTTATAAACATACAAGTTACCATTGGTTGTGTTGCTGTTAGATCCAGTTAAGGTCACGTTACCATTTGGTACGTTATTAACATAGGCTGTAACTACACCAGTGGTGCCAGGACCTACGCTTGTAACTGCCGATGTTGTAAATGTTGCTGAACGTACTGCGTTAACCAATGTACCAGCACTGACACTTAAATTGCCCCACCCTGAATTATCAGTTTGTGTAAAGTTAGTCATGTAACCAGCTGTGGTGCCAGTGGTAATTGATATTGTAGTGTTGTTTGGAAATGCAGGAGGACTAGGAGGAACCAGTTTACCTAATACATAATTTAATTCTGCGATTGCATTAGTTACGCTAGTTGAACTAGTCAATGTTACTGCATTACTGATAAAGGCTGCCGCGGTATTTGCGCCAAGATTGATGGTGTTGGCAAAAGCTCCGCTGGATGTAATTACGTTACTGATAGTACTAAAACTGATATTTCCACTACCATCTGTTATTAATACGTTATAAGGTGTGCCACCTGAAATGGTAATGTTACTTGTTGACCCAAGGTTAATAACACCAGTGTTACTGGAAATTGTATTTCCAAGAATTAATAGGTTAGCGATGCGAGCATTGCCATTGACGTCTAATGTATATCCTGGTGCTGTTCTATTAACACCAACGCGACGATTGGTAACATCAAAGTATGCTACGTTTGCATCTACCGCTAGGTCGACTCCCTGACGTTCCAGGTTTGTCTGTAGCATTGTCCCGGAAATTTTACCAATTGCCATTGGTTAGTCTCCGATTGTTTTAGTGCTGTTAATATTGTGAATAACAGTAATTGTAGTTGGACTTGATCCAGTATAAAGCGGCGGTGGTGTTTGGAATGTAATAGTAGATCCTGATACTGTATAGTGTGTTGTAGGAATTTGATAAACTCCGCCAATGAATACTGCTACTGCTGTTGGGTCTGTTTCACTTTGTGCCATTGGTGTAAAGGCCGATGTTGAACCATCGCCAGTAAACGTGTCTATCAATAATTGTGCGCTACCAATTTTTGCAACTTGGTTCCAACTACTGTTATAGTAAAATTCAATCTTACTATTGTCTTGATTAAATCGCATTTGGCCAGCAACCGGTGAGTCTGGTGCAATGCCGCCAGTGCCCACAGGTATTTGCACAGCGTAAGCGCCGCCTACCAATTGAGTGTTTTTAAGATAACGTCCCATTATTAGATACCTATAGTGCTAACTGTTGCTACGATTGAATTTGCTACGTTGGCGTTGGCTACTAGTGCGTCGTTTGGTCCTAAGAATAATTTTTCTACATCCATGATGTAAGTATCGTTTGATGCTACCAACTTGTTACTATAAACAATGTTGTTAGCATTAGCAGTAAAGCCAGCAGGCACAGCGTACAGATTAAATGTAGTAGCTGTTCCACCACGATTACACATATAAATTGTAGTAGTTGCTGTTCCTAATCCACCACTGCCAACAATAATATTGGCTGCCGTAGTTGATAATAATGTATTCTGTATGCTCATTTTTTATTCCTAGAGAAGATTGTTATAAATTAAAGACAAACGCTTTAATATTAATTCGTGTGTGCCCAACGAAGTAGTTGTGCTATATAAACCTGTGCCGCCTGCGGCCGGAGTAGAAATACTAATGCTTACGTTACCAGCCGGTGCATTATAAATTGTGTGATTGCTTAAATTTAGGTTACCACCTAATGTTGGGATTGGATCGCTTACTACGTTAGCAAGTGCTGTACCAGCACCCGATGATATTTGTGTAAAAGTTACACCATCATTGGTTAATTGCCATTGTGCGGCTACTTCGTTCCAACGAATAGCTACGTTAGCATATCCAGGAGTATTTCCGCGATTGATTTCAATACCGCTAGTACCTAGTGTTACACCTGGGCCAGGATCACCTTGGTTCAGTACAATATAGTTATTTTCAATAACAGCATTGGTACGTGTAACTTGGGTTGAATTACCACCAACAATTAAATTTCCATCAACATAGAAATTATTAGTAGAAATGGTTACATTTGACTGTGTGCCCAGCGTCGGGTCTCTATTAATAATAGTATAATCGCCGTTGATTCTTTTAGTAACACTCATTTAGGTATCCTGTTTATAGTGTATTTATGCTTGGCAGATCTTTGCTGAAATCAATAAAAAACCCGCCGGAGCGGGTTTTTATCATGCTTAAATTAATTAAGCACTTTGTACCTGAACAAATGTTGCATCTGGTGTAGCTAAACGATAACGTAATTTGTTACCATTGAAGTCGTACACAAACTTGTTAGTAATACGGTTAGCGTATGTACTATCAGTAATGTTTGCAGTTTGTGCGGCAACGTTACCAGAAACAGCAATAGTTACGTTACTTGAAGTATTAACAGCAGTAACTTGAGCAACGCCGGCTGTGCCAGTAAAACCAATGATGTAGTCACTAACACGTGGTGTTGCAATTGGACCAGTTGATGTAGTACCCCAAGTTACGTATGTACTTGTAGCACCACCAGCAACGTTAGCGGCAGCAACGTTAGCAGATGGGATTGTAGATAAATTGATTAAAATATTCATTTGACCAGCAGCCAAATTAGGACTGTTAGTTAAAGTACATTTACCAGTTAAAGTACCATCAGTTACTTGAAACTTGTGTGCGCCTTTTTGACGTACAATAGAACCAGGTAATGAGCTACCACCAGTAACATAAACTTGTGGCTGAATTTGATAACCAGCTTGACTTGTTAAACCGCCTGTACCACCAATGTGTGCGCCATCAACGATAGTTGGGCTAACATACTTGTCTGTTGTTACGCCATTATTTGTTTTTGTGATTTTTAGTTTGTTTGCCATTTTATTTCTCCTTAATATAGCGTTCTAGGCTACCCGGAGTGGTGCTCCGAGAGTTACTCTTGTTGAGTGAACAAATATATTTATCGTAATTGTGAAAAAACATAGTCTGCCCAAAGTTTGTGTCCAGCAGGATTAGGATGATATGTACTACCTTTAAGATTATATTCACTGGCACCAAGAAAACGCCACCGACTATCAACACGATTCATTATTTCAAGAAACTCTTCTTTTTGTTCTGCGGTAGTTATAAACTTATCACGTAAGGGATCAATTGACATTTGTCCAATGAACGGAACAGGTCTTTGATAGTCAGAGAACTGTACATGATCTTGTATTACATCACACCAAGTTTTTTCTAATAGAAATTCTTGTTTGTGTTGAGGCCACGTATCAGTAAATGCTCTACCAACATATACATCAACATTGGGTAGTTGATCAAAATATCTTTTTAAGTTATAAAATAAAAAATCCTCAACTTGAATTAGGAATCCTTCGATTGATTTGCTACGATCCCAAAAATCTTTATATGGTCTAGCAACATCAAGTCTGCGTGTATAGGTTGCTTCTCTTAGATCTTCAGTTAGGGTAACAACTGCTACAACTCTCTTATATTGGTTGTTGGCTAAATGCGGTTGTATATCCATTAACTGTTCTAGCATCCAATAATTACTACAACCAGGTCGTGCTAAGTTAACCCAATCAGCATCTAACCGATCAGCTAGCAGTCTGCCAAAAATTTGAGTCAAACGTACAGGGTCATCACTTGACTTGTCCCAGTCAATTGATCCCAGGTGATCACCCCAGGTCCATGAGTCGCCTACAGTAAGCAAAAGTGTGTCTTTTCCTGCAATATCTTCTGTATACCAACACCTGTAGGAGTAGGGATTGTCAGGCGACCAGTCTTTATGCCGGTTATCTATGCTTGAGTTAAAATCAAGCTCGGTATAAAACTTATACATCAAAAATCCTTAATACCCTATCATCATAAGGAATGGTATGTATACAGGTTTGATTATGTTTGAATAGGGCTGTGTGTTGTGAATGTAACTGCTGTAGATCTAAATTAACTAACCGTTCAAATTCTTTAACCACTCGCTCAAATCGTAATTGTGGATCCTGCTCTTGATCGTAAGTGTAGTCTATAAAGTTTGGCAATCTAAATCCTAAATCTTGTATTCGACGAACAGTTCCTGGATTGCTGTATGGCAATATAAAATGACCTTTAACCAAAGGGTCAAAAGTTTTTTCTGTAATATGTATAAGCTCTGGCCTTATACAATTACTTTCAACATATACACTCAAGCAACTGTCCTGATAAAAACTATTTGGTACAGGTCTAAATGCTCCTATAACTTCCTCACCTTCAAGATAACGTCCTTTGCTTCTATTACTGATGTAACCGTCATACTGTTGTACTACTTCATACAGGTGAGTACGGTAACCATATTCTCTTCCACACAGGCTCATAAATTTTTTACTGTGACTGCCAACAGTCAAGTCAGGCAATATGTAGGCATTAGGCCCAGCCCAATGATGCAAATACAAATTGTCAGGTATAGGTTCTGTATAGTAGGCCTTGAAACGATTCCACATAAAGTCCCAAGGAATCGTATTAACATCACGCAACTGAAATCCACTTTGATTAACTGTTAGGTAATGTTTGTTTGTGTGAGGAAACTGTTTAATGAAACTAGCAAATCTCAACTGTTCCCAATCGCCAGCATTAACTAAGTCATAAAAAATAACAGCACGTGCAGATTGACTGCGCTCAACTGTTTCTTCAACAAAAGTATCAGAGTGTAGGCCGTAGTGATTGTTTAAGGGAATAAACAATACATCAGATTTAATTTTCCGTAGGTCTCTACCTAGCAAACCAATATGGTAAGCAAGGTCATCACCTTCATAGCCTTGAAATGTAGTTATCATAAAGTAATTTTGCTATTTGTTCATGCCCGTATTCGTTAGGGTGGAATAGTTTTCCTGCAAAGCAAGGGTGATCCATAACGCCGTTTGTATATTCTTGTCCTGTCAATGACTTAGTTATGGTTTCTGGATGTATTTTAGTTAAGTCTAAAATGTTTTCATATCCGTGAAAATTAAATTCATCAAAGTAACTGAATACATAACAGTCAATATTGTTTGCACGACAATAATTTTGAAAAAGATTTACAGTCTGTACTGCCAAGAATGTATCGTATGCAGGATCCTGTACACGCTTGTACCATTCAGACGATAATATGTTTAGGTCGTGTAATACATCCGGTGGACGACCATTTTTATTTACTGTGTTAGTTCTGTAGTTTGCTTCAGGAGTTATATTAATAAATTCTTTGTGTTGATTGCTGTAGGTTAGATATCTAGTAAATCCAGAAAGTCCCACTAAAAATATTTTCTTGTAACCGTTGTAGTAAGTGCGATTTACAAAATCAAATAATTGAACTGTTAGGTGTCCAATACTGCTAGCCGGCACACCCATGTTAACATGTCCGTATCCTGTCAAGTCAGCAAGACGCACTATCCAGGACTGCTCCTGTGGTCTATCTAATTCTGATCCAAATGTCCAGCTATCACCAAAGCTGACTAGTAGAGGTTTCATACTGTACTTAGCAAAAAGCCCCTTGCGGGGCTTTAGTTTTACGCTTGGTCTACAAACTTTTTAAGTTCTTCGGCCTTGCTGATAACATCTGTGGTAGATGGGAAATCAGGCATGGTTGGGTAGGGTAGCGTACCACGGTTAGCGTCATTCAACTTGGAATGGTATTCGTCATTGAGTGCTACTCGTTTTTGGTGTATTGGCGTCACGAGGATTTCGTTGGCCATTTTGAGAAGTTCGAGACGGATCTCGTAAGGTGTTTTGCTCATATTTTTCTCCTTTGTGTGTATGTGTGTTAAACACGAGCTGTAGCTGTTGCTACAAAAATATTTATACACTAGATTGTACCGCCAACAAAAAAGGCTCCGAAGAGCCTTTTTGTTCCTTCCCATCCCTGGGTTGGTATTCCGATATTACTGGAAAGATAGGTTAGATACAGCGATCTCACCAACGTAGTCGCCAGCGTTACCTAGAGATGACGCTGTGTTTGTCAACTCTACATAACCATAACGTGTCATAAATGAAACTACTGGTTCGAATGTGCTTGGATCTAGAACAACACCAGAGCTCATCAATGGGATATATGGGCAATAGAACGCGGCAGCATCTGCCTCGCTAGAACCTTTATAACCAACTAGAACTGCTTGGCTGTCGTTTGCATAACCGTCAACATAAATCTTCATTGCACCGTTCAAAGTACCAACAAATTTAGTATTTGTAGGAGCTTCGAAAGTACCTTCTGTTGTACGAGCAAATGCGCTAGTTGTAGCAGATTGTAGTACTGTTAAAGAAGCTGGGGAAACAACTGCCCAGTTACCAGCACCACGACGTGTACGTTGAGCGATCAAGTTAGCTGTACGGTTGATTAGAACTGCCAATGCGGCATGCTCGTCACCAACGAATGTAGCTGTACCTGAAACTGCTGACTGATCATATGTGTAATCAGTAGCCGCTAATGCACGTAGAGAACCTAGGATCTCTTGGTCAATTTCAACTGTGATTTCTTGTGCCAAAGCTGCCATAATTTCAGCTTCAACATCCAAACCGTGCATAGACTGTGCGTCTTGAGCGGCTTCAAATGTCCAACGAGCTGATAACTTACGTGTTTTAGCTTCAACAACTTGTTTCAAGATTTGAACGTTGATACGGTTACCTGCAACGCCTTCAAGTGCGGCTGTTGAAGTAGCTTGACCAGTAGCATTGCTACCAGAGTATGCTGTTGCAATCTTGAATGGGCTCAATGCTTCATCGCCAGCGGCAACGTTAGTTGCATAGCCTGAAGAATCAGTTACTGGATCAGCGTAACGTACACGTAGTGTATGAATCTGAGCAACTGGGCCTGTCATTGGTTGTACACCAACGATTTCGTTAGCGATAACTGTAGGCATAACACGACGGATAACTGGTAGAATTACACGGTTTAGTGTAGCTACGTTACCTGCTTGTGTTGAACCTGCTGTTGCGTTTTCTGCCAACATTTTACGAGTGTTTTCTAAGATAACACCCATTGTGGTGCGCTTAGAACCTTGTAAGCCTTCTAACAGGGCTTCTTTGGTTTCGCCCCAACGGCTTTCTAATAATGCTTGTGTCATGATATTTCCTTTTTCCTTTTAGGGTTTAATTAAGCCCTGCTAAACGTTTAATTTCAATAACATTGTCATAAGACTCTGTTTTAGAAGGTTCAACGGCAGTTTTAGCAGTTTTATCACCAGTAACTTCTACACGACTCTCTGTTAAAGCAACCTTAACGGCTGTCTTAGCAACAGGTGAGTTGTTTAGAACTGCTGGTAGATACTTTTCGTATGCTGTCTGAAGACGATCAGTCTGCACACTTTCAAGAAGGTCACGCATGATTGCTGACTTCTCTTTGTTCAATGGTTTCAACATTTCTGCAAGTTTTTCCTTGCGCTCTGCTGATTCCTTGATAATTTTAATTTCTGTTTCTTTACTCTCAACTAGAGCTTTCTTCTCTTCAATTGCTGATACTGCTTCAGACAATTTAGCAGTTACTAATTCAACTTGTGATTGTAACTGACGGATCTGCTTGTTCTCATTTAGGTGAGTGCCAGCAAATTCGCTTGCGAATGCTTCAAATAGACGACGACCAAACATGTTCTCGCGAGCAATTTGGATATCTTCTTTTAGTTGAGTCAGTTCTGACTCTAACGAACTGGTAACAGCCTCTTTAACAGCTTCAGCAGACTGTTTAACGAATTGAGCTTGTAGTTCAGCTAATTTAGCTTTACCTTCAGCAACTAAACGAACCTTAGTTTCCACTACGGCTTGTTTGTCTTGTTCAAATTCTTTAATTTCTTCTGCTAGCGCACGGATTGTAAACTGTTCTAGTTTAGCAATCGCTGATTCGTATGTTTTACGATCAGCACGTAGTTCACGAATTTCTTCACTTAGTTTTGCAACCATGAAGTCGTTGAACTTACCTGCGCTTTCAACCATGTGTGTCTTAAACTTAACACGGTCTTCAGCTAATTGTTTTTTTTCGTCTGCAAACTCTTGTAGTTCTGCAGTGAGAGACTCGGTAACCATTTTGTCCAGAGCTTCAACCATTACTGCTTTATCGTGGGAATAACGTTGTGCAAATTCTTCACGTAGTTCAGCACGTACTTGCTCTTTAGCTTCAGAAAGACGAGCTTCCCAAGCTTCAGAAATCGCTGTACGAGTTTCTTCGTTAATAATTCCGTTATCCAACAATGGTTTGATAGCATCTAACATTGGATATTTCTCCTATAGTTTTAATTCTTTGATGAACCCTTTGATGGATTCTTGCAGGTACTTCTGTACTTTTTGATCTTGACTGGCTTCACGTGCCAGGCCAAATACTTTTTCGCCACCACGCCAATTCATTAGACCTTCATAAATTGCTTTAGGATAGGCATGAGGTGCGCTTGGTTGGGCTACAATGTCAACGGTAATGATTTCAAAATCACTAACGTGTCCACTTCCTTCGTTAACATTACCAGATCCACGTGAGCTAACGCCTAGTTTTACGCCTGATGTAATCATAGCTTCAACTAGTTTACCCATTGGAGTTGGTAACACTTTTAATTTTCCATGTCCGCATGGGCCATCCATCCACATATCTGTGATCATATGGCTAACACGGTCTAAGTTAATCTTTAAGTCATCTGGATGATCTACTTCGCCTAAAACGGAATAGCCACCTTTGATTTGGTCATTAATAGTAGAGACAGCTTTTTGAATTTCGTGAACGGGATATACACGTTCGTTAGCGTTTTTAACGCCTCCTTCAATGAATATCCCTTTCATATAGAGATCTTTACCCTTCCCGTCGGCAGAGTCTGTAGATTCAACTACAATCCCTGCCCGGTCGAACGTCAAGTTCTCTTTTAGGTACAAAGCCATTTTATGTTCCCTAATCTATTAATTACTTCTTACCAGTGTTTTGCTTCTGAACACTCTTGGCATTGATTGGACGGCTACCGTCGGCGCCAGCTAACTTGCCTTCTTTACCATGTTCAGTGCTGTACTCACCTTCTTTGTGCTTGAATGCTGTTTTGCCAGCTGTACCACCAGGAACGTTTACGTTTTGTTTAGCTTCTGGGGTTTCGCCTTGGCCTTTTGTGTATTCATTGTTGGCTTTAGTTGGGCTTGTACCGTCTTGATTTTCAGCTTTTGTGCTAGTCTTAACTGCATTACCGCCAAAATCTGGACCAGTTTGTTGACCTGTATACTTTGTGTTTACAGCAACTTTTTTAC